TTCTTCGCCTTCTTCAGCTTCTTCCGGTTCACTCTCTGAGGCTTCAACGTCAGTTTCGGGCTGGTCGTCTCCGACTTCCTCAACTTCGGGTGTGGACGGTGCCTCGTCGCTATCCACTAGATCATCTTCACTCATATCATAAATCCCTATGCCTCCGCAATAATAAATAACAGTGCGAGTTCATCGTCACCTACACCGTCGCCAAGCGTTGCGGGTTCGCCTAGCTGTAATTCTTCTATCTCCGGCAGGACCGGGAGCTTGTATCGCTTCCGCGCAGCTTCAATCTTGACTTCAATTTCCGCTGCTGCGTCGATGTCCCCCGCAGCCTGTCGTTCAAAGTGTTCGCGTCGTAAATTCTCTAACGCCCGTTCTGCCCGTTCGTGTGCTTCGTCTTTCGCTACGCCGCCCGGTAGTGGCTCGTTGCATAGCAGTGCCGCAAGCATCTAAAACAACTCTCTCCAAAGCAGCGAAGCGTTAATCGTCGCCGACGCTGCGCTCAGCCCAGCGACCGTAACCGTGTCGCCCGGTGACAATACAATTTCGTAATCCGTAAGGTTCCCGCCAGCGCGGTCGTTCTTCCCGGCAAGGTCAAACGTCAGCATTGTTTTGCCGCCCGTCAGCGTCGTTCCGGATGTGTCAATCTCGCAGATACTGTCCGTTGTATTAATGTCCGACCACGAAGGCGTCCCGCCTAATGTCGTGTTTTTCACAACACGCACCGCGCCAAGGTTGTTAGACCCCGAAGCCTCAATGGACGACGACAACCCTTGCAGCACCAGATCAATAAAGTTGGTCTTGCTGGCGTATGTCGTCTTATTACGGATCGTGAATATCGCTGTTTCAGAAGTAACGCTGCTTTTCGTTCTGCGCTCTGACGTGTGCTGTGGCTGCTGCAATTCCATATACTTGGATTTGCCCTCAACAAAGTACGCCAGCGACGATGACTTGATCGTCATATCTTCGGTGGTCGCTAAGTTCTCAGCGTGAACCATCAAGTGAAAGTTCGGATTGTAGTTCGATGGCGTTGTGTTCAGGTTCGCGTACAAAGACGTGTGGACATTATCCATCAAGCCCGTTGAGTCATTCTCGACCCAAACCTTAATCGCACCCGCGCCAAGAAACTGATACTGTATGAAATAAACATTCAGCTTCGTCGGGTCTAACGTCATGCCACTTGGCCCGGTGCCGTCTAGCGGATCATCCCAGTCAGCCAGCGCCGTGAAATCCAACGTGTCATTCGACCACCGGAAGAAACCAAACGTCGCGCCGTTATAGCCAACAGCGTAACCGTTCTTATGTGTGGCGCTTGAGCCTTCGGTATCCGCAATACCTAAAATCTGTTCTGTGCCAGCAACGCCTGCCGTGAACATCGCCGTCCCGCGAAACAACCCACCAAGGCCAGCGCGGTAACGCGCATTATGCGAAGTCTCCCATTCAGACCGGGAACCTGTCGTCGTGCCTGTGCTGCAAACGCACATCGCGTCAGACTGCGTAACCGTGCCTGAACCAGTCACCTCGGCCACACCGATCTCGGTATTATCCACCGTGTACTCAAACGAAATCTGGTAAATCGGTGACAACTCAGCAACACGTAGATCGCCGAACGCCGTCGTTGGAACGTCAGTGTGCAAGTGACCCGCAAGATCGACAGGGACGTTTTTATACACCCCGCCGCGAGTCTTACCAACCAACACCGAGCGCGTGATAATCGCCTCAACCGGGTCAGTCAAAGCTTGGTCAAGCTGATGCCCAAGCAGGACGTTTGCGTTGTTTGAATACTGAACCTGAATTGACAGGTTCGTCGCTTCAGTCGAGCCGTTTACATAGCGAATGCGAAAATACTTCTCGACGATATTCCACATATGTGGTTCAGCCGTGCTAGGATCAGTGACGGTGCGCGGGGGGCCACCATAAGAAATCCCGTCGTGCGACACTTCCATCCACAACGTCCCCGGAGCAGCGTTATCACATTTGAACGACACGCCAACCCGGCCAAAGCGCGAAACATCTTCACCCGTCCCGGTCCATGTCGTGTCAGCCGCCAACGTTGCAGCGGCCCGACTGTTATTGTCAGATATGATATTGCCCTGATCAATAACCTCGTTATGGACCCATCCGGCGTCCGTCTCAACTAAGTTTGTGTTGAGATAATCGTCGGACATTCCGACTTGGATTTTGCTATCCGTCATTCGCCGCGAACCTCTGCGCCAATGATTTCACCATCAGGGCCGCGCTTAATGTCAATGCTCTTACTGGCTGGCTGCACGTTGAATACCTGCACCGGCTCTTGACCGCCTTCACCACCTTCAGGGGCTTCAGCCTTCGCGCAGGCGTCAAGCTCTGCCTTGTATCGTTCAAGCTCAAGTTTCTGCTGCTCAAGTAACAGTTTGTCGCGTTCAAGGTCGATCTGCTGCTGCTTGAATTCACCTTCAAACGCCGCCCGCTGCGCTTCAGCTTCCAGCTTGGCCTGATTGATAATAATCGGCGTTTCGTCTGGTATATCTTCTTTCATGCTTTCCGCTGCTTTGAGCGTCGCTTCCTTAGCTTTCGTTTCTGCCGCGAAGCGTCTGGTTTCGGCGTCGGCTTTGGCAATATCGACTTTAGCGGCTTCAAGTTCGAGCTTTTTGTAGTCAACCTGTATCTCCGCTTGCTTGCCTTCCCGATCCGCCATCAATTGATTAATGACCTGCTCCATGCCCTGAATTTGCTGCGTTAGCTGACCAACACGGGGGTCAGCCTCATCATCAATGACGCCCGGGGGCAACAGTGACTTCAGCCGCTTGGCGAACACATCAGCGTTCGGCCAGTCCATGCTTTCCGCTACCAAGTCACCAGTGACAGCAGCAGCCTGCGGGAATGCAGCAAGCAATGAAATCATGCTTTCACGCGCTTCCTCACGTTGCGTTGTGTAGTTCGGCCCAGACTTGACCGTCACGTCATACTTGCCAACGGTCAGGTTATAAACCCTGTCCATCGCTTCATTTTGCTCTATCGCCTCGCCCTGAAGCGTTTCCTCTTCTTTGTTCAATTCCTGATTGACTGCGACTGTTTGGGGCGCACCATCTTCGCCAAGCACCCGCATCATTCTGGCCTTGCTGTAAACATGCGGAATCAAGCCTACAATAATCACACCAGCATGACGGATGGCCCGAGCCATGTTGTCAACAAAGTGGAACGTTGATGTGTCTGATTCGCGAATGCGCTTCTGGATCGCAACGCCTGCAATCTCATTCGACTGCTGACCAAGACCAGCATCGTGGATACCCACCACCGTCTTCATGTCGTCAGAAGCGTTCAACGCTTCCTGTAACGCACCGGCAGGCGGCCCAGCAAACGGCTGACGTTGTGGCGGCACTTCACCATCATATTCAAGGAAGGCGTGAGTTTCTGTGTTGGAGTTCTGCCACCGGTCAATATCAGTGTTGAAAGCCCCGGTTGGCCCGATAAACGGTGCCTTCGGCGCTAAGGCAACAAGCTCCGTCGTCGTCGTGCGCCAGTAATTATACATACGCTGCGCGTCTTTGGCGAAGTGGATCAGGCTGAAAAACTTACGCTCCCCATCAATAAACACCTCTTCCCCGTAAACCGGGATAATCGGTATGTATTCGCCGGGCCAATCATTCGTATCGAGAACTTCCTGACCGTTGATAATGTACTGCGTGACTTTGTGGCCGGTGGCGTCCCTGCTTTCGACAATGGAATTGCCGATTGATTCGTACTCTGCCGCAAGCTCCTGATACGTCTCGTCAGACACGACATCGCCCGAAGCCAACAAATGAATGGTGCGCGTGTCAGGCTCGCGTACCCAATACTCAGCAACCCGGACTTGATCCTTGTCGTGCCAGTGCTGGTCTTTGTCGTCAAGGTGTGACGGGTTCCAGTCCACCGGCTCCGCGTCAGGATATGTAGCTTCAAATTCATCCTTCGGCATCATCTCAGTGACAAAGCAAACGTTCCAATCGGAACTATCGGCAGATAAAGAATTTGGGTCCGGGTAAATCGTAAGAGGATTGACGATCCGATCTATGCTTATATCCATGTCAAATGTGTCATTATCGGCGTAGTCCATACTGATGCGGAAATACCCGAACCCGCCGCTAGCGGCGCAGTCTGTCGCCGTATCATAGGCTAGGTCTGCTTTGCTAACTTGCTCAATATTTCTGATGATGCCGTTAATGACTTCGGCCGTCTCCGGGTCAGCCTTGTCGTCTACGGGATGAACCTTGATCGATGGTTTGTTTTGCCGGGCGTCGTTCACAACCTGCCTGATAGACGCGGGCATCTTGTTTACCGTGAGTGTCGGGCGTCCCTCAATATCCCGGGCTTCTTTGTCCTTTGCTGCCCACTGCTCCCCAAGCCGTGCAAAACGTACGTCCTGTTCATATCTGGTCTGATTATCCTTGAATGCGTCAATCGCAAGTTCGAAAGCCGCCTTGGCTTCTTCAAGAAGTTTCTCGCTCTCTTTGTCAGCCATGTATAAGTTCCATCCAAGGGCTTGGGGCGCATCACTGCGGCCGGTACAGGGTTTCAGTAACACATATAGCCGTAATTGTCTATCCCATCCAAGATACAGACGTGCGGGGGCGGTTCGGGCGCGGTTTCGACTTTGTGACCAATGAAGGGAATAGTTTACTGAACCCCCACACCAGCGCGTCAACCCTATCCGGGCTTCCTTCGCCATCGTACCCCGCCGATGTCATTCGACAAAGCTGCGCTTCCAACTCCGGGAACGTCCCGACATGACTAATCTGGTTCGTCGCGTACAGCGCGCTTATAGGCTCCGCCCTCACATGCTTGCCACGGGTTGCGACAACCTCGTCAATCGGAAGCGACGCCCGAACAGTCTTTAGCGTGTGCCTTACCATGTCGCCGCCCTGATTGCGCTCAACAATCACGCTGTCAGCCTCGTAACGGTCAAACGCCGCGACGGCACGTTCAGCCCATTGCTTCGGCGTCCCCTTCATCGACACATCGTCAATGACATACCCCCGGCCATCTTCACCCAAGCCCAGAACAACAATGCCGTGTTCATCAGAATGCTCTTCGTTGCTGATCGCCGGGTCAACGCTGACAACTATCCGGCCCATAATTGGGGCTTCCTCAACCCTGCCGCCGTCGATGTTTGCAACATTCCATATCGCGTTCTTTGCTTGCGGTTCATACTGGCCTAGCCAGATGTGGCCGTACCTGTCGGGCTTGGTCTGCCTGTCATGCTCCCGCACTTGTTCAAGCTCCTGTGGGAACCAAGGGTTTTCCGTGTAGTTCACCTGAACGATGGCGCTGTTTGGTGGCGGCTTCGTGCCTCTTAAGAACTTGTCTACCGGGTCAGAAATCAAACGCGGGTTCCAACTAAACCAAATCTGTGACCCGGGTGCGCGGATCGTAGGCAAAAGCATCTCCAAGCTTTTACCACTCATTGTCTGCGCTTCCTCAACCCAAGCACTCATGCCCTCAAGACTTTTGATGCTTTCTGCTGAGTGGTCTTGCATGCCCTGAAAGATAATCAACCCGCCATGCCCTGTTTCAATCCTGTCATTCAGTACGCGGAAATAATCCTGAACACCGAAATCACGTATTTTGTCAACGATCAAACGGTATGCGCTTTCCTTCAGGGACTTCTGGATTTCACGAACACAAACAAACCGCCGTGACGGATTCGCCACAAGGTCACGAACCATGCGCCCCGCGAAATAATGGCTCTTCGAGCTACCGCGCCCACCATGAGCTGCAAGGTATCTAAGCCCGGGCTGCTCCAGTGGCTTGTAAACCTTAGCTGTCGGAATTCGTAATTCTTTTGGCATCTATCGCGTCCACGTAATTCACTGAGATGGCCTTGATCTCTCCAGCGTGTTCGTTGACCTGCGTTTCCTTCCAGCCGCCCTGCGTCTTCAGGTAGAAGATTGACTCTGCCGTCCCGCCTTCCATAGCCCTCTGGTATAGGTTCCCGGCAAGGTTGGCGATTGCCTTCGTCTTGCTGGTTGCAAGCTCTTCCTTGAAATGTTTTTTCAGCGTGTCCGCATCTATGCCATTGCGGATACAAAGCGCCATTTGCTCGTGTGTTATCCCGGCGACGGCCATGCGTGTGACCTGCTCACGCTCTTCATCAGTCGCCTCAAATGCTGGCCGACCAACCTTGCGTTTCTTAGGTGTTTTATCAGTCATCTTTTTCTACATCCGAAAAATTGGCCCCATCTTCATTTTTGGCCCCCTTCGGCCTATCGTCTATCAAGCACCCGTTTGCTTGTGCATCCAGCAGTATAGCACAACATGCCATGACGTTGCCAAGGTGGCTTGCATTCGTATCCGGGTCGTTATCTTCCACCTCTTTCCATTCCTGAATGTGGCGCATCATTGCGTTGATGTAGACGGACGCGGAAAC